GATAAATGAGTGTAAAATAGCGTTATAGTTTGTAAATTAGAGGAGCTCATATATGGCAGTTAAGACTAAATCTAAAGGTAAAGGTTTTGATGAACGTGGTACTGGTCCTGAGCCAGTATGGGATACTGAACGTGCATTAACAATGGACGACAAAACCTTTAGGCATCATATGAATAATAGTTTACGTTATTATGCCTATCACTACAGCACCAAAGATCTTAAGAAGAATGTAGTAAGTTGGATGCAGGATAATGGATATGAGAAAAATCATATAGATACTTTTATTAAAAGTCCTGCAGGCCATTTGGGAATGACCGCATGTAGCCTAGCTACAGCACATAAACGTGGTATGCCACTCAAAGAAGACGCAATCACGTTTATTAAGGAACGGATTGAATATGTATCCAAGATAGTTGTTCCTGATGTCTGATGATGAAGTAGTTGAACAAAAAGTTACTGCACCAGCACAAGTGAAAACTATACAAGATAGACTACAAGAAAAAACCGATGCCAATCTTGCACACTTTGATGGACTGGTTGACGAGTTGGTCGGTGGTAACAAGGTTGACCCAAAAGCATTTGAATACTTCAAAGCCAATAATGTTCCGCAGGCCCAATTGAGCAAGTATGCAGAATGGGCTGAGCAGTATGTTGCTGAACTTAAAGAAGCGCAAGCAGGTCGTGATGAAGATCTTGCAGAGTCCTACAAGCACTACAAGGCCGCAGATTTCAAGCGCATGTATGCTTTCTTTGACAAGTTTGATCAAGCCATAGACCAATATAGACAAGTTAAGAAGCAAACCAAGAAGGCTCGTGTAAAACGTGCGCCCAACAAGGAAAAAGCAGTAAGCAAGATGAAGTACTTGAAGGAAGATAATAATCTTAAACTTGCTAGTATTAATCCTGTTGATATAATAGGTGCGCACGAACTTTGGGTCTACAATGTTAAAACACGTAAGATGTTTAAGTATGTAGCTGATGATATACTCGGCCCCCTAAACGTTAAAGGAACCACGGTTTTAGGCTTCGATCCAGCTAAAAGTATAGGTAAAACGGTTCGTAAACCTGAACAAGTGTTATCAGAGTTTATGAAAGCGGGCAAAGTACAGTTACGCAAGTTCTTAGATGATATTAAGGCTGTGAGTATTCCTGCCAACGGGCGTATCAATAAAGATATACTTCTACTAAAGGCTTTGTAGTCAATATTGATATCCTGATAAATATAATACAAGGATATCAATATGGCTGAACAAGATTTATCACCAACATTTTTTGCTAACGGAAACCTAAGGACCGATAGCCTCTATGTGCCTGCTACAGGAACTGGTCACGGGCATGTTAAGTATGACCCAGATGGGAACTTTGGTGACCTAACCACAGCACCAGTAGACGGTACAGTACAACTAAAACGTGGTGAAATTACAGATTACATTAGATTGCGTTTAGCAGATGGTATTGTAGATGTTGAACTTGATACAGAACATTACAATTTAGCTGTTGATCAAGCCGTAATTAAGTATCGTCAGCGAGCTGCCAACAGCCAAGAAGAATCGTATGCGTTTTTAAAACTAAAACCAGAAACACAAGAATATATCTTGCCTAGTACTGTTATGGATGTACGAGCCGCATACAGACGAGGTATAGGTAGCGTTACTGGCACAACAGCAAGTCAGTTCGAACCATTTGCTAGTGGTTATCTTAACACGTATATGCTAGTAGCAGGTCGTGTAGGAGGCTTATTAAGTTATGAACTGTTTGTTGATTACCAAAAGCAAGCAATGAAAATGTTTGGAGGGTATCTAAATTTTACTTACAACAAAACTACACGTAAGTTAACCCTTATTCGTAAGATACCTTTTCAGGGTACTGTCCCTAGAGAAGAAGATATGGAGGATTGTTTACTTCACATATACAACTATAAGCCAGATAGCATGTTGTTAAACGACTATCAGGCTTTTCCGTGGATACAAGAGTATGCTTATAGTTTTGCCAAACGCATACTCGGCGAAGCACGTGAAAAATTTGCTACAATTGCTGGCCCCAATGGCGGAACCGTTCTGAACGGTGCTAGTCTTAAAGCAGAAGCTAATGAAGAAATGGCATCTTTAGAACAACAACTTAGAGAATATGTTGATGGTAGTAATCCACTAACTTGGGTGATTGGGTAATGAGAGCAAAAGAATTTATTAAAGAAGATCATAAAAAAGGGCACATATCTAGCAACCTTAAACACTCTGGCACACATGCAGTTGAACTAGGTAACGAACACTACTACGATCATTATAGAATTGGATTAGCAATGGCCGGAAGTCCCGATATACCAACACCAAAATCAGGCCCGGCAGAAGATAATACACACATTTGGATGTATTCAGATGCAGACGAAAAGATTGCTAAAACTGCTATGAAACAGCAAGGAATAAAAGGCAAAACACTTGTGCCCAAAGGTAGTAAAGAGCATCCGATTGTTAACAAACTTAGTCCTGTAGCAAAACCTAAAAAGAACAAATACGGCGTTTAACTTTCCTTCTGCTTGTGTTATAATCTATCTATGATTATAGGAATATGTGGATTCATTGGATCCGGCAAAGACACAGTAGCAAACTATCTAGTGGAAGAACACAACTACCAACGTGACAGTTTTGCTGGCGCACTCAAAGATGCAGTGGCATCTGTATTTGGGTGGGATAGACAACTGCTCGAAGGTGCAACCCCTGAAGCACGTGAGTGGCGAGAACAAGTAGACACTTGGTGGGCAGAAAGACTAAGCATGCCCGAACTTACCCCACGTTGGGTACTGCAATACTGGGGTACTGAAGTTTGCAGGCAAGGATTCAATGATGATATATGGATTGCCAGTTTAGAGCATAGGCTGTTACAGCAAGATAGCGACGTAGTTATTAGCGATGTGCGTTTTCCTAACGAAGTTGATGTGATAAAGAAAGCAGGCGGCAAAGTGTGGTGGGTTCAGCGTGGAGCACTACCAGATTGGTATCCACAAGGCATGTTAGCCAGTAACGGCTACGAGGATGCAGTTAAACAATTAGAAGAACAAAACGTACACATAAGTGAATGGGCTTGGTTGCAAACTGTGTTTGATTTGGTGCTTAACAACAACAGCACTGTAAACCATCTTTACGCTAAAATCAGTAGCCGACTTTAATCAAACTCGATACTTTCTAATTCTATAATAGAACTGTAATTTACTATTTCCTCCAATAGTTCTATATTTTCAATCTTTCCTACAACTGGAAATCCTATATACGATTTAATTTTTTCAATACCGTGCTGATCTACAAATGCAGGATCATGTTGCTGAAACTTTTGTATTAGTTGATCTTGTTCACTAAACTCGTCAGTGGATACTGTTATTAGATTAATGCCAGGCTTTACAAAGTCATGAAACTTGCAAGTCTGACTTATGTTGGTAAAATCTTTTTCAGAGTACACCTGTAGAGGACCGTGACCAACATAAGGGTTCTGCAGTCTAAGGTCCCCGATGTCTAATTTAGATTTAAACTCGTAATCTCGCAATGCAAATCCAGTGTCGTTATACCATTCTATCTGCATCCAGCCTATCCTACTAGGTGTAACATTGTCCTGCAATATATGTAAACCGTAGTGTAGATCGTGTATAACATGATCAAGTTCAGCAGGGATACTTTCAAATCCATCCATTAACAGTTGTTCTATGTCTTTATGCAACTGTGTTGTATTCTCTAGCGCAAGTTCTTGAACGTTCCAATTCCACCCAAAGTGATCGTTTGCCTGTTCTGCTAGCCTACTCAAGTAATGTTTTGTGAACTTAGGTCTGTCACGATATACAGGAAACGACCGTTGGTAGTTTGCTTTAACTAAACTGTAGTACTTTTTCCCAACACTAGTATCATCAATATTACATACTAACTGATCAAATTTTTTAAATTTTATTAGGAATTTCATACGTCGTCTATAATAGAACTTTCAACCCAGGTGTTCTTAGTTTGATGTAAATCTATTCTACAGTTTGCACAAACACTTTTGAGATTTAGCCAGTTATTATTTTTTAAGTTTCCGTCAACATAAAAAACAAAAATCTGTTGTTTGTGTTTTGCAGTAAACCTACATCGATCACAAGTTAATTTCTTTTTATATCCAGCTCGTAGCCACCCAGCTACTTGCTTTCCTCTCTTACCTTGGCGAGCACAACTAGAGCACTGCTTTCTATAACGGACTTTACCTTTAGAATAGTAGTTTATTGCTACAGGATTGCCGCGACATGTTGGACATAAGGGTCTTTGCATGCTAGTATTTATAAGCAAACCTTTCGAAAGGCATCTTAACTACCCCAAATCTATAGTGTTATTATAAATATAAAAAAGTTTCTTAAAAAGGAAAAGAAAATGGCATTAGTATCCCCAGGAATTGAAATCAGCGTAACCGACGAAAGTCAATACGTTCCAGGTGCAGTTGGAACTGTACCACTTATTATGATGGCCACAGCCCAGGATAAAACAAATCCTTCGGGCACAACAGCCACAGACACAACAGCCGCTAGAGCAGGTAAGTTATTAACCTACACTAGCCAAAGAGAGCTTATAGCCGCAATGGGTTACCCCAGCTTTAAGCAAAGCGCCGCAGGTACACCACTACACGGCGATGAGAGAAATGAATAT